CGGTCTTCGGCTTTGATTTTGAGCATGAGGGCGGTCATTGCGGTTTGCTGGCGGCTGCGCTCTTGCAGGGTTTTTGAGAGGTCTGTCATTTTTGTGTTGATTGTTTTACGGTTTTTTTGTACAATGCTTTTGCGGTTTAACGGGGGATCGGGTAATGCTGACCCTGTTGGGGGAAAGGCTGAGGTCTTCCCCGAACCGCTTTTTTTATTGCAGGTTATTCTTCAGAATTTCGAGAACCCTGCCCTCTATATAATCTTCCCTTCTTACCTCCACAGCTTTCGCTCCTCTGAGGATAATTGTTGTTCTTGTTTGTGTGTGTTTTTGGAAGGCAAAGTTGATGCCTTTTGCGATATCTTCAAGTGATTCAGGGGCAATGATATCAATCACCACGTGGGAGAGGTCTTGCTCTGTTGCTTTGCGGAATGAGTTTTTTATACCTCCCTGAATGGTTTTGTATGCTTCGGGGTCGGGTGTCTTGAGATCTGAACGGTGCGTTGCTCCTTCTGGGTGGATGACAAGAAACTCAGGGTTCTTTTTGTTTTGTGCGAGCTTATTTTCTTGGATAACAACTGAATAGCCGTTTTTGGATAACCGTTTTGCTGCGTTGATGTTGTCTTTTAGGTCGCTCTTGTGCGCTCTGATGTGCTGCACGACAAAGGTGCTGTTGTCGGTATTGCTGACAATGATTTTGTAGTTGCTGTCGGCCAGGTAGGTTGCGAGTTGTGCTGACGTTATCTGCTGTTCTACTTCTGCCAGTTTTTCTGTGATGAGGTGCTTGTAGTCGTTGGGCAATTCATCCATTTTGACTCCAAGCCAGTCGGCGAAGCTGCCTACTTTGTCGCCGATGAATTCGGCGTTTTGGAGGTTTGCGCGCATTTCGGGCGTGATGATATCGGGCTTGGTTATGCCTTGTGCTTCGGCTTGGCGGAGGCTGATAGGGATGGCCCGGCATCGGCAGTTGAAGCCTATGGGCGGGTAGTATTGGTTGTCGGCGGCAAGGAAAATTTTGCCATTGAGGGCGCGGTGGCTGTCGCGGACGCGTTCGTCTTTGGCGGTTGAGTATTGCCAGTAGGGGAAGCGGTCGGATACTGCCTGGAGCTTTGCGTATTGACCGGCACCAAAGGCTATGGCTGTTTCGTTGCGGTAGATGCGTTCGGTCTGGAAGTTGTTGAGGCGGGTGACGCCTTGTGCATCGAAGACGGCGTTGACGCTTTTGCGCCAGTTTGCGAGGCTGGTTCCTTCTGCGAGGGCACGTGCGAGGCTTGCTTTGCATGCTTCGGAGAGGTCGTTATCTTTTATGACTGCGCTGGAGAAGCCTTTGAAACGGTGAAATGCTGCTGCGTCTTTGTTGCCGAAGTGGAGCTGGAGTTCTTCGAAGGTGGCTCCTTCTTTTGTGGTTAGCCATGTTTCGACGCTGGCGGCGCCTTTGCTCCATGCGTCGTTTAATGCCTGTTCAAGGGCTTTTGACCAGGCGTTGATGAAGGCTTTATTGGGCTTGGGGTTGAGGATGCTGTCCGCTGTGGCGGTCAGTGCTTTTTTTTTAATGCTTCGGCTGCGCTGAGCAGTGGCTTGAGGTTGTAGCCGCTTTCGAAGGTTTGTTGGGGCGTATTTGTTTGTTGGGGCGTATTGCTATACGC